GTCTTAACAAGATCATCAAGAAGCGACTTCCGTCACTTCTTCTTGGTCGGGTTGAGTTGAGTCAACCTGCGGGTTCCTCCAAAAGGAGTAACCGACAGGTGTCTCGCCGACGTAAGTTGGATACCCATACAGCTGTGTGGCAGGCTGTATGGAGTGGTTTTGTCGCATCCGGCATTAGCCAGCGGCATGGTTGCTGGGTATTCCGTTCCTGGGTCACCAGGAGCGGGCCTCGCGGTACTGACTGGATATGTGCAAAGGTGAAGGCCTTGTGCGTGTCCCTTCGTGACCTTTCGCTCACGAATCGGGAAGTCAGTACCGTGGATGGAATACCTATTAGAGTACAAGAGTGGCTCAGGGAGCTTGCAAGGACGGACAACCGGCGCATCCTCGCCTTCACGAGGTGTGCGCGTGCGTTGCCGAAACCGTCTGCGCGAGCAATCTCTTGTGCTCTTTACAACCATGCTTGCAATCTTGCTACCATAGGTTCTGCTCCCCCCGTGACGTGCGAGGGCCTTGAGGAGTATACCTTCAACCTCTTGAATGAGGCTGGTGGCAAGAAGCTGGCTAAACGTACTTGGAAATCCTATCCTTCGAGCAAGAACGCTGTTGTTGGCGGAAAGGGTACGATAGGAGGCTATGATGGCTACTGTGACGAGCTCCTGGCTCGTCTCATGGCCCCTCATGGCGGGATAGGGGTTGGTCCCCCGAATCCCATCGAACTCCAGAATTACGTGGACGTAGTTCTGGAGGGTTCTCCTAGTAGTGCCCTCACGGACCGCCTGCGCAACAACCTTCTCGCCTATGGCCGAAAGGGAAGATTGACCCACCTGGAATACGCCGAATTCAAGCAGATGCTTGCAACATTTGCGTTGATCACTGAATTCGCCAGGTCTTTGGGTTCTTCCCACAATGGGAGCTTCGTCCACGAAGCTTCGGCCATTAGCGAGCAAGGCTCGAAGGTTAGGATCATAACCGTTCCTCCTCCATCTGTATTTACAGTGGGTGATCTGGTTCGACAAAAGGTTTGGCCCGCTGTCTTGAAGGCAGACAAGCGGTTGAGGCCGTTCCTGGACTCTGTGTCCGAGGATGGTATCGTAATCGACCAGAAGAAGAACCCGATGCGGTTGGGTAAAATGCAAGGTTGGCTTTCCGCTGACCTTACAAAAGCAACAGACGGTTTCTGGCATAGTGCCATTAAGGCTGTAATCCGTGGTCTTGAGCGCGCAGGTCTTGGAGAGACCTGGGCGTTGGCTGCGGCTCAATCCCTTGGAGTTGGGCCCAGTAGACACTATGTCAGATACCGCTTGTCCGCTTTCCCGACCGACAAGGTGGAGGAGATATCCCGTCGTTGGTCCGTTTATGAGACAGAAGGCGTGAAGTTTGTGAACATCCCTATGCTCCGGGGATGTCTTATGGGGACTCCTTTGTCCTTCACAATCCTCTCGCTCATAAACGGATGGTGTAGCAGACCGTTGGGTGTCATGACGCGCATTGTGGGCGATGACGTTGTGAGTGCCTGCTACCCCTGGGATATAACCCGTTACTCTTCGCGTGTGAAGAGTGTCGGGTCTGGTCTGCATGAGATGAAGTCCTTCTATGGAACCCGCGGCTTCACCTTTTGTGAGGTCTTTGGGCTTGGCGATACGCACGTCAGGTTCTTCAATCCACATCATCTCAAGCAGTTCCAGAGAGACGGTTATGGGGTTATGGACAAGGGCACTTTTGTTAAACACGACGCAAAGCAGTGGTCGGCACTGCGGCGTGTTGCCCGTGTCCTGTGCAAGGACGTACGCTCTAAGGCGCGGCGCCTTGGGCGACCACCGGAGCTGCCCGCAGCTCTCGGTGGTCTTGGCCATCCTTCGAAAGGGATGCGCTCTATCCCAAAGCCCGTTCGAGCGTCCTTGTACACTTTGCTCAACGATAGCAAAGTTAACCCTTACAAGTACGTTACACGTATAGATACTTTCTTCGCACCCGCAGATCCGAAGCGGTTTGTGCAGATACGTGCTCGATTGCAGGACACCGTGAATCCGTTCCCATCGACAGATGAGTGTTCGTGTCCTGACGGAAGCGAGATCGTATCTTACTCTGAACTCAATAAGTTTGTAGCAATACAAACTAATAAGCTGTATTGGTCCAGAGGAGGAAAGTATCGTCCGTGTATACCGAAAGCGATGAAACCAGGGAAGTTGAAGTTGCCTGCCCCCTCGGGGGTTGCTTACGGTCCGAAGACACCACTCGCTCAGGTGGTGTCGGACTTCCGTGAGCTCCGTCTTAGACGGGGGCTTTGGCTTCCCTATCCGATTGCGTTGCAGATCCGCGGACGAACCCGCAACACTGGTGTACTCAGTTCTGAGGACGCCAGACATGTCGGTC